AGGCGGTGTCACACACTTCAAATTGAGTGGCGGTCGGCAGCTCTTCAAAGCTAAGAAGAAGCTGTTGAACGACATTAATCGGTGCCGTGAACTTGTCAGAGTCGGCTGTCAGGTTGTAGAGGAAGGTTGGAGTTCGTCCGCGAGTTAGAAGATGAAACGACCGGTCAGTCGCATCGATTGAAATCGTCCGGTCATCAATCTTGATGGTGCCATCGGCGTCTGGAATTAGCGTTTTGTGTACGCAGTTCCAGTAGTTCTTCTCAGAGCAGGTCAGCATGACCTGGTCATCAAGCGTCTGCACCGCAAGAATCGTGTCGTTTACTCCGCCGCCGTCAATCGTAGACACCGGGTACTCGCCGGCCGATCTTAGCATTCGGTTGACGGCTTCAATCTTGGTCATGGCACCCATGGTGTCACTCCTGTAAATCAGTCCAGTTGGAAAGAAGGATGCCTTGATCGGCTCCGTCGACGACGCCATCGAAGTTCAAGTCTGCCCGAGCATCTGAAGAACCCCACAGAGATTGGAATACTCCCAAGTCTGCAGCATCTACCCGGTAATCTCCGGTGATGTCGGCTCCGATGTACGGATCCTGAAAAACGACGTAGCCAGAAAAATCAATGGTCACGAAGCTGTCGGCAGGTACTTGCTCAGTCACCAGCAAAGTGATTTCTGAGTTGTCGTTGATGCACGCACCGTCAATCTCCAAGATTCCAAACGGAGGGTTCAGGATCGAGGGGATGGTGATTAGGTGGGACAGGGTTCGGGAGACGTCGCCTGTGTTGGTCAGGGTGGTCTGACCCGAAATCTCGAAGGCGTAACCCATGGAGAACCGGTTGTCGCTGTACACCGTCGACGTGATCGAGTAGGTCTTCGACGAGGATCCCTCGGACACCGTCCACCCGTCAAAGGTGGTCCGCTCCATGGGCATGGAGTAACGCAGCTCGGTCGGACAGTTGCTTGAACTGAACATAGACACGGCCATGCAGGCGGCGGTAAGTGACATGTGATTCCCCCATAAAAAACCCCGACCCCCCACAAGGGGGAGCCGGGGCGTTGTTCAGTATCAAATCATCAGGCGGACTTGATGACCTTGGCACAGTGGGGACGGAGGATACCGCCACCCGTGTACATCTTGGCGACCATGAAGTCGGTCTGGCGACGGACATCACGGCTCATCTCGGTCTTGAGACCGGTGTGGAGCACGGTCGCGACGGCCTGCTGCTGGAACAGGATCGCCGAGACGTTCGAGTAGTCCTTGCGGTACAGAGCGTCGATCGACCCGTCGGACGAGCGGTCCGCAATGAGAGTCGAATCCGCAAGCCAGGGGCTACGGAAGATGTTGACGCCGTTGTGGACCAGAACCTCGTCGTAGCTGGCCACGGGGACGATGCCCGAGCCGCCGTTCGAGTAGTTCGTGTTTCCGAAGAACGGCTCCTTGGTGCCGAACTCGGATCCGGTGGCCGGAACGCCGGCGTTCTTGAGGGCGTACCACATACCCGGGCTAACCGCACAGTAGCGGTTGTCCATGGGGGCGTAGTTGACGTCAAGAGCGACCGCGAACTGCTGGCACTGGTCGAGGATGGCGGCAGCACCGTCGGCATCAGCCGTGTCGGTATCCGCATCAGTGACCGCACCGAGACCTTCAGGGAAGTCGAAGTCGGCGTCGGCAGCGTTCTCGAACGTCGCAGCCTGGATCAGCCAGTACATCGCCTTGATGTCGAACTGACGGGCCAGGGCACGGGCGGCCTCGGTGGCCAGCTCCGAGCGAATGTCGTAGTAGGAGAGTTCCTGCTCGATGTCGTCGGTCTCGTAGGTCGAGACAACCGGACGATCCTCGAGACGGATCTCGTACTCGCGGGTGGGGGTTTCCTGCCCGAAGAGCTCGTCACCACGGTTGTGGATCGCGGTCTCGAGCTGCCAGGTGGCCGGGAACTTGGCGACCTTTCCGGTCGAGATGGTCTTGGAACGGAGCTTCGAGGCGAAGGTCAGGTACTCGGGGAATCGAGCAAGAACCTCGGACTCGAATACGGTAGCGAAAAGGTCGCCGGCGGTGGGACTGGCCGTGTTCCAGTCACCAGTCGTGACGGTTTCGTACTGGTTGGTGTTGTCGCCGATCAGGCCGGAGCCAGCGGCAATCTTGTTGATAGACATTTTGTTTCCTTGTGAAGGAGTTTGTTGGGAATACACGCCCTCGTTTCACAAGGTTGTCGGATCTGGGTTGTTCCTCTCGGAGCCCTGCACCGGCCTCATCAAAACGCGACACCGCTTCGGATCTGGGGACCGAAGTGCATAACCCTGAGCGGTGTTCAAACGGACAAAAAGACCCTCTCGACGAAGAACGCCAAGAGGGTCCGTGTGAGATACAGGCGAGTGACTAGCTCGCCCATCAATCATCTGTGAGTTTATCGCCTACCTCGGGTGGCGGCAATTCTTTGGATCACCTGATCCCGATACCCGTCCTTATTGGTGGAATATCTGGGGTCTCGGATCGCTTCATTCATTTCTGCTTGGGAGTGAAAAGCCTTCACTGCGGGGGCAGATACGGATCCCCCCACAACTCCCGTCTTGGGCTCTGCCTTGGTGGGATCTGTGGCGTCTCGCCGTGCCTTGAGTCCCAGCAGGGTTGTCTCCCAGCCGGGTCCGTCCAACGCCTCGTTGATCGTTTGACGCTCCGCATCGGGAAGGGACTTGCTTGCCCACTCGATGAGATCCTTAAGCTGCTCAGGTCCGCCAACGACGACGCTAGCTTCCTGTGCTCGAGACTTGGCCTGTGCTTGTAGACCCGCGACGTAGGCATTAATAACTTCATCCGGCACGCCCAGCTTGGACTTGATCGTTTCTCGAGAGTCTTCGGATAGATTTCCGGAGGCTCTGAGCTCCTGTCCCCACTCGTCCCACATTGCGGCCGCTTCGTCTTGGCTGTACTCAGTTACGTTCTCAGGAATCTCCAGAGAGTCAGGAGACGGGGTCTCCGCCTTTTCTTCTGGCTTCTCAGCGTCATCAGAACCACTCTTGATTTCGCTCAATTCCTGAGACTTCCGAGTGTGATCCGCTCGCAAGTCTTGATACGACTTGATGAAGGCGTCGACGCCTCCAAACTTTTCGAACTTCTCGGGGTTTGCCTCAGCGGCAGCCCGGATATTCGCTTCTTCAGCGACCTCCGGGGTGGGGGCCTCCGGAGTCTCCGGAGTAGGGGTGGTTTCTTCTGTCATGCCTTAGCTTGTTCCTCGGCAATCGATCCAAGACTGGAGATTGCCTGACCCGCTACCTGCTGGCCTATCTGGGCCTGAGCGGCAGCCTGTTGTTCAGATTGGACTTGGTCAGCGGTCTTGACTAGACCGGTAGTTTCGAGTCCAAACGACGAGGTAAACTTAGTTAGGAAGTTGGACCAGTTCACCGCCTGCATGGCGTCAGGGATTTGCATCACGATCTGAGACCATTGAACGAGACGCTGATTTTCTGCTTCTCGATTCAGTGCTTCAAGACCTGTTCGGATCTTGAGACGCATTATTCCTCCGACCAGGTTCAAGATGGCCGGGTCAATCATGCGGTCTCTAACCATGAGTGCCATGGTTCGTCTGACGATGGGAATCTGAATGTCTCGAGCGGCCCCGGAGAACACTCCACCGAGGGCCTGGTCGAGCTCGGCCGCGAGTTCTCGAATCTGAGTCGCGGTCACCCGCTCACCGGTCGGCTGGGTAGCCGATGCAAGAAGGAAAGTACGACCCAAATCCCGGCTCAGCATGTCTCTTGCGTTGGCCGTGGTCTGGAGCTGCACCTGGTTGTTTAGCTGGAAAGACCAGACATCGCCTTGTTCAGCAACGATGTAGTCACCGTTAGCGGTGTCCTGCATGTCGCCAATGTTTCCAATACCCCCGGGCCTGATTCCGACGCGATATTCGGAGTTAGCCGCAGACCCTTCAATCAGGGCCTTCGACAACTGCTCGAGAGACCGCAAATCACCCAAGTTTTCTTCGACCAAAGAGCGGCCGTAATCTTCTCCGGCAACTCGGCTCCAGGTCTGAGGGCTATATGGGCTAACTTCGAAAGATCCCGAGTCGACAATGGCGTCTCGGAACTCTTTCTCTGATTCCCAGGTGCCGTCTTCTTGAAGGTCCAGCTTGGTAAAGCACGGTTCGTGGTCCGAGCTGGGGCCGGACCCGTACGCCATACCGTGATGAGGAGTGTCGGGGACATTAGTCCACTCGACCGGCAACGCCTCGGGGTCGACCCACTCACGAACAATGATCTGAGTCACCGTTCCGTCGGGTCTTCGGCGTAGGACGTATTGATCCATGCGGATGACACGGAAGTCGTAGTCGTCCGACTGGTACAGAAGAGCGTCTCCCAGAACAATCAGGTGCTGGTACAGAACAAAGAGCTCCTGCCGGAGGTTTGTCTCGGACAGCTTGTCCATGATCGTTCGATCGAGCCGATTGAGAGCGTTCTCGAGCTCAGTCGTGTCTTCTCCCGGAGGTACGTACTGCATATCCAGTTCGTGCTGGAAGAAGGGAAGCTGATTCAGGGGGTAAATTGCGGAGGTAATACGACTGGCAAGCGACATCGCTCCACGGGCTCCCAGGCTGGAGTACAGGTCTGGAAGATCGTCGCTCGAAGTAAACCCAGTACGGGGAAGAAGGGTCGGGACGGTCAGTTCTGAACAGTCCCGGGCTCGGTCGAGCTGGGATGTCCGCCTGACCATGAGCTCCTGAAACTGGTCAGAGATGCTGGTCACGAATTGGTTCCTCCGGGGATGAATACTCCGTAACCTCTCGACAGAGACGATCGTCCTCGCCTTCGACGCTCTCTGGCAGAGCCTTGTCCGAGTCCCATCATTTGTTCCAAGGCCCGGTCGTATCTATCCCTGTCAATTTCGGCGGGCGTGGGGCCTGTCTGTGCCGGGGGAGGGGGAGAACCTCCCTTGAATACAATGTTCATAGCTCGGGCTTCCTTTGTTCGTCGTGGACAGCCCGGATTTTTTCAACGACGGCCCGAGCCCCGGCCGCGTGGTCGATTCTCCGGACATCCAGGTCTGGTGTGTTGTTCGGTATGGGTGGAAACAGTCTTTCCAAGTACTCGATCAGGTCCGTCGAGACGTCCGGCCATTGTGAGTGGGTGTACGGCAATCTCTTCGGCGATCTCATTGGGGGTGTCTCCGGTAATGCCGTGCACCCCGAGGATTTCAAGAACAAGTCTTGCCTTGGTGACACAGCTTTCAACTTCTTGCTTGAGACCCAAGCGTCGGGCTACGTAGCTGGCCGCCGTGGGAATGGCTCCGCACTGGCTGACCAGGTGAGTTTCGTTCTCGATGAGGACCAGCTGCTGGTCGGTAGGGGTGACGTTGATGGCGTACCCGAACAGGGGAGGCCAGACGTGATGAACCGCATCTACCGGGGACCAGTAAAATCTCCCACTCCAGGCCTTGGCCTGCAGGTGGAGCTGGTGGTTCTGTATTTCGGGGGCTACGTGAACGACGTTTGAACGGGTTAGGCACTGACACAGCCGTGTCGGCCACCCTGCCGGGGCCTTCGTGGCCCCGTGAAACCAGATTTTAATCAGTTGTTTCCCTTTCAAGGAGTCGGTAATTCGAATGGGGCTTCCAAGGGCAGGGCACCCTCCGTTTCTGACCAGGTTTCATGGGTCAGGATTCGGGCCAGCATGCCTTGGAGCCGGGCATACTCGAGGTCATATCCCTTTTCCTCGTAGATTTCCCAGACCCGCTCGGCGGTGGGGGTGTCGCCCAAGAGCTTGGTCGCGGTCTTTTCCCCGACCCCCCGGATTCCCTTGTAGTTGTCGGTCGAGTCACCCGAAAGCCACTGGACCATCCTCCTGTAGTTCCCCTCTTCGGGGGTGACGGAGACCCTTACCTGGCTTCGAACGTTGTAGTACTCGCCGGGGATCTGAAGAAGATCCTTGTCTGAGGTAATGATGATGGATCTTCCAAGATATCGCCCGGTCGCCAGGATTCCGAGGGTGTCGTCCGCCTCAAGATTGGGCAAGACGATGCTATGGAAATTGGTTTCGTACCAGTCCCTACAGAAGCTGTACCACTCAGGTTTTTCGGATGGGCGATTGCCCTTGTATTCCGGGCTGAGCTGGTGGCGAAAGGTGGGCCTGTCCCCGAGGCAGACAATGGGTACCTCAGAACCTGTTTCTCTAACCCAAGAATCAACAATGCCGCTGCAGGTTTGGGCTACGTCATCTTCGTCGACCCCTCCGCCCTGTGAAAAGTAGCAGGCCAAGTGAATTGCAACGTCTCCGTCGATTAGTCCATACATGAGTCGTCCTCCCAAAGCATCAGGTCGAGGTCATCAAACCAAGAGGGTGCTACCAGCGTTACAACGGCGGCCAGGGTTTTAAGATCGTCCTCACCATTGACGATAACGTCGTCAAACAAGGTGTCCTTGTGCTCGCCGTTCATATATTCAAACGCTAGCTGTTCGGATTCGTGCTTCCTGAAGTCTTCGCTTAGATCCTCGTCGCTTAGCCGATACCCCGGATCCACAAAGATCATTCGTCCGTTGAACTCACGAACCAGGTCAATCTCGTTCAGGTATCGACAGTCATCCAATATGACAACGGTTTCATCCCACCGGCTGTGCTTCAGGTAGTGCGAGTGCTCAGTCTCAGCGAGCTTTCGTAGTTGCTTTCTTACCCGCTTCACCCAATATTCAGGGTCGCCCGCTCTCTTTCCGGCTCCCCACTTCTGGCAAAGATCGCGATACCGGGTTGGATCTTTACTCTTGCTTGCCCCGACCCGGGCTGCGGCCTTCTTTAGTGGTCCGGCAAACTCAAGCCGCTTGATTCGATACCCGGCGTCCAGTGCAATTCCCGCCAGAATTCCAGCGATAGTAGACTTGCCCGCTTGTGCGGGTCCGCCAAATGCAATGACTTTCATGTTTACTCGCTTAGTGACAGTCAGCCCAGTCAGTACCAATCTGGTACTCACCGTCCAACGGGATATTTAGTTTGAAAT